TACAACATGTCGCTTGCTCTTTATGTTTTCGCAAAGAATCAAGAAGACGGGCTCAGAATTGTAGAACAGATACTGCCTTTTTTCAATCCTGATTTTAATATTACTGTCAACGAGATGCCTCAGCTTGGTATTAAGCGAGATATAAAAATTACACTCGATAACATAGACTATGATGATACATATGAAGGCGAGTTTGCTGACAGACAAAGTATTATCTGGACATTTAACTTCACAATGAGATTAAATTTCTACGGTCCTGTTGACAATGTAGGAGTCATTAAAGAATCTATTGCTAAATTGTACGAGAAAGATGACTTCTTAAATGTAAGAGTTAAGAGCACAGCTACAATAGGAAACGATGGTGTTATAGATAAAACATTAACGCCAGCAGATGAATATGAATATATAACTTCAATCTTAGAAAGTTTTGGTGATGAAATTGAATAATCCATTTGAAGAGTTAGACGCTACGTTTAACACAAAAGACAAGACAAAGGCTCTTGAGAGCAATCTAAAACAAACACGAGAAGAGAATAATCTTCCTGTGCCTCTTGCAAACGCAGAACAAGAGTTAGAAGATGACTTTCAAGAAGCTAGAGATATTTTGAAAAGAACTGCCGAATATAGCGAAGAAGCTATAAAAGGAATGCTTCACATTGCAAGAAACAGTGACCAGCCTAGAGCATACGAAGTAGCAGGACAGCTTATCAAAGCATTACAAGATAATGCAAATGCTATGATGGACGTACAAGACAAAGCAAAGAAAGTCAAGGGCGAAGAAGTTAAATCAAATACAACAAGTGGTGTTACTAATAACAATATGTTTGTTGGCAGTACTAAAGATTTGCTACGAGCACTAAAAGCTGAACAAGTAATAGATCATGAGTGAAGAAACTTCCTATCACGGAAATCCTAATCTAAAATCTATTGGACATAAGCACGACTTTACTCAAGAACAAATTAAAGAGTATTTGAAATGCCAAGATGATCCAATATATTTTATTGAGAACTATTGTCATATTGTGACACTAGATAATGGTCTACAGCTATTCAAACTGTATGATTGTCAAAAAATAAAAGTTGATATTATTGTCAACGAACGCAAAGTTATTCTGATGGAAGGCAGACAGCAAGGTAAGACTGTTACTGCTGCTGCTTGTATTCTTCACTACACGATATTTAATGCTGATAAAACTGTTGCTATCATGGCAAACAAAACAGCATCAGCAAGAGAAGTACTTCTTCGTTATCAAACCATGTACGAGAACTTGCCTATATGGATGCAGCAAGGCGTAAAGACATGGAACAAAGGTGATGTTGAGTTAGAAAATAACTGTAGAGTATTTACAGCAGCGACAACGACATCTGGTATTCGTGGTAAGTCTGTAAACTGGCTATACATTGACGAAGCGGCAATTATTCCAAACAATGTTGCCGACGAATTTTTCGCATCTGTATATCCTACAATTTCTGCGGGCGAAACAACAAAGATTCTACTCACTTCAACTCCTCTTGGTTACAATCACTTCTGGAAGTTCTGGAATGAGGCAGAGAAAGGCACGAATGGATTCGTTAGTCACTTTATTCCTTATACTGATATTCCAGGCAGAGATGAGGCATGGGCAGAACAGCAACTAAAACTTCTCGGTGAACTAAAGTTTACACAAGAAGTATTGTGTGACTTCTTAGGGTCATCGAACACTTTAATCAACGCTAGAACTATTGCAGCACTTAGCTCTAAAGATGTTCTTTACGACAATCCTGAAGGCAACGGTGTTGATATATATGAAGATCCACAAGAAAATCATTATTATTGTATTACAGTAGACACTGCCAGAGGCATAGGTGGTGACTATTCAGCATTTGTTGTTTTTGATATTACAGAAATGCCGTACAAGGTAGTAGCTAAGTATCGAAACAACAAAATTGCCCCTATGCTATATCCAAATGTTATAGCAAAAGTCGGGCAAGATTATAATAACGCTTTTGTTCTTATTGAGAACAATGATATAGGCGGTCAAGTAGTAGAGATATTACACGAAGAAATAGAATACGACAATATCTTTAGTACAGTGACAGAAAAATCTAGACAGTATGTATCGCCAGGCTTTGGTAAGTCTACAAGACTCGGCGTTAATACATCTAAACAAGTAAAGAGACAAGGTTGTTTCAACTTCAAGTCTCTTATGGAAGAAAAGAAACTCTTAGTTTTTGATGCTGATATTATCAGTGAAATATCTACATTTGTTGAAAAGGGAAACACTTATCAAGCAGATGAAGGATACAATGACGACTGTGTTATGTGTATGGTTCTCTTCGGTTGGTTGTCTACGATGCCATTCTTTAAAGAATTGGTAGATGTTAATACCAGAGAAGGACTTTACAAACAGGAAATGCAGAGTATTACACAGAATCTTACTCCTTTTGTAATGAGAAAGAGCAATGAAGAGCCTGAAGCATGGGTAGCAGGTGGAGATTACTGGTTAATGGATGATGAGTATAGCAAAAGATTGAAAGAGTCTAAGTTCAAATATTAAAAGTTATAAATAATCTAAGAAAACAAGAACAATATTGTTGTCTGATTTTTTAACGAGGAGAATAAATATGGCTTTTCAGCTATCACCTGGAGTCCAGGTAACAGAGAGAGACCTCACTTCAGTAGTTCCTGCCGTTGGTACCTCAATTGGTGGCACTGCAGGAATATTTCAGTGGGGACCCGCCGAACAAATTGCTACTATCAGTTCTGAGAATGAACTAGCAAAACAATTCGGCAAACCATCCACTAACGGTACTGACTACAGAACTTGGCTCTCAGCAGCTTCTTTCTTAGCGTACACTAGCACATTGAAAGTAGTAAGAGCAGTTAATGCAGCATCGCTAAATGCAACTTCTGGCGTTGATGGTGCTGCTGCTACTGGCGCACTTATCAAGAATGACGTTGACCACGATCAGAAATTCAGTTCAGGCGGTCAAGGCGATGGTATGTGGGCTGCTAAGTGGCCAGGCGCTATTGGCAACTCACTAAAAGTTTCTTTTGCTGATTCATCTGACTATGCAACTTGGACGTATAAAGATAAGTTTGATTATGCTCCAAGTGCATCTACTTACGTATCAACAGCGGGCGGAAGTGTAGACGAACTTCACATCATCGTAATCGATGAAGAAGGATTGTTCTCTGGAGTTCCTGGAACAATTCTAGAAAAGTTTGCTGGTGTATCTAAAGCATCTGATGCCAAAGATTCAATTGGTCGTACAAACTTCTATAAGAATGTAATCAATCAAAGATCCGAGTACATCTGGTGGACAGATCATCCAGATGCTGTAAACAACTGGGGTTCTTTAGCAGCAAGCACGACATTTGATAGCAATCATACTAGTGCCGAAGCTACTGTTTCTCTAGCAGCTGGTGCAGATGGCACTATTTCTGACGCTGACAAGCAACGAGCATTCCTCTTGTTTGCAAATGACGAGTTAGTAGATGTCAATCTCATCTTTGTTGGCGATGCGTCTATTCAGGTTGGTTTACATGCAATTGACAACATTGCAGAAAAGCGCAAAGATTGTATGGTATTCGTTTCACCACAAGCTGCTTCAGTAGTAGACAACTCGGCTTCTGTTGGTGCTGAAGCTACTGCGATTGTTGCTGACGTTGCTCAATATACTACTAGAAGTTCTTTTGCAGTAATGGATTCAGGCTACAAGTACATGTATAACAGATACACAGATCAGTTCGTATTCGTTCCTTGTAACGGCGACACTGCTGGTGTTTGTGCTAATACTGATACTGTTGCTGATCCTTGGTTCTCTCCTGCAGGCTACAATCGTGGTGCAATCAAGAATGCAGTCAGATTAGCATACTCTCCAAACAAGACTGACCGAGATACTCTTTACAAAGCAGGTGTTAACCGAATTGTTGGTTTCCCTGGTTCAGGTATCGTATTGTTTGGCGACAAAACTATGCTTGAGAAGCCAAGCGCATTCGATAGAATTAATGTTCGCAGATTGTTTATTGTTCTTGAAAAAGCTATTGCAACCGCAGCTAAGTTCCAACTCTTTGAGTTCAACGATGCGTTTACACGAGCACAGTTTAAGAACCTAGTTGAGCCATTCTTGCGTGATGTTCAAGGCCGCAGAGGTGTTTACGACTTCCGTGTTGTTTGTGATGGCACAAACAATGATACTCAAGTTGTTGATGCAAATCAATTTGTAGCCGATATCTTCATTCAGCCTGCGAAGTCAATCAACTTCATTCAACTCAACTTCATCGCTACTAGAACTGGTATTGCGTTTGAAGAAGTTGGTGCTTAGGCTTATAAATAAAAGAAAAACAGGAGAATTAAATGAATATTACAGAGTTTAAAGCTCGCCTAGGTGCCGGAGGAGCAAGACCTAATCAGTTTAGAGTCTTGCTAGGCTTCCCAAGCTACGTGACAGGCGTTGATACTTCAAACAGTATTTTGGTGACCGGAGCAGCAGTTCCGGCATCAACTGTTAATCCAGCGATCATTCAGTACAGGGGTCGTGAAGTTAAGTTGGCAGGTGAAAGGATTTTTGATCCTTGGACAATCACTATTGTCAATGATACTCAGCAGTCACTCCGTCGTCCATTCGAACAATGGATGGAAGGTATGAATTCATCTGCCGAAAATACTGGCATCTTGAACCCTGCTGATTATCAAGCAGACGTTACTGTTCAGCATTTAGACAGAAACGATGAAGTTTTGCGTGGCGGTACTTATATTCTACGCAATGCATTCCCAATCCAAATGTCTGAGATTGCTTTACAGTACGCACAGAACGACATTATTGAAGAATTTACAGTGACATTCCAGTACCAAAACTACGACAACTTTTAGTCGTAGGATTGAATAAGGATTTAATTTAGAATGAATATATTTGGGTTTAACATCACCCGGGAGCAGCCGCCTAAGACTGAAAAGTCTTTCGTGGCTCCTTCTGATGAAGGTGGTGTAGAAAGCATACGAGCAGGTGGGTATTACGGTACCTACCTTGATCTCGAAGGCGTTGCTAATAATGAAGCAGAACTCATCAAGCGATACAGAGATATTTCTCTTATGGCTGATGTGGATACTGCTGTTCAAGATATTATTGATGATGCTATTGCTAATTTAGATGACGAAGATCCTGTGACACTAGACACAGATAGATTGAAAGTCTCTGATGCAGTAAAAAAACAAATACAAGATGAGTTTGAAAACATTGTTGAGTTACTAGATTTTAAAAATAGGTCACAAGACTATTTTAGAAGATGGTACATTGATGGAAGAATATACTTCCATAAAGTTATAGACACTGAGAATCCTAGAAAGGGTATCAGAGACATTCGATACATTGACCCACGTAAGATTACAAAGGTCAAAGAAGTACACAAAGAAAAAAATGAGCAAGGCGTACAGTTCATTAAGAGCGTAGAAGAATTTTTCATTTTCAATGAAAAAGGACTCTCACAGAAAGCAGCACAATACAAAGCACCTGCTAATGATAACGCACTAAAGATTACTAAAGATGCTATCACATTTGTTCCTTCTGGTTTAGTTGACCAAGACAAAAACATAGCACTTTCTTATTTGCACAAGGCTATACGCCCTGCAAATCAACTTAGAATGATGGAGAATGCCGTAGTCATTTATAGGATTACGAGAGCGCCTGAAAGAAGAATATTTTATGTTGATGTAGGTAATCTGCCCACCAACAAAGCAGAACAGTATCTCAAAGATATCATGGATCGTTATCGTAACAAGTTAGTGTATGATGCTAACACAGGCGAGGTTAGGGACGATAAAAAGTTTATGTCTATGTTGGAAGACTTTTGGCTTCCAAGAAGAGAAGGCAGCAATGGTACTTCAATCGATACATTGCCTGCAGGTCAAAACTTAGGACAGATTGAAGATGTAGTTTACTTTCAGAAGAAACTATATCAATCACTGAATGTTCCTGTTTCTAGATTAGAGCAGCAAGCAGGCCTAAACTTTGGACGTTCTGCTGAAATCAATAGAGACGAATTAAAGTTTACTAAGTTTGTATCTAGACTCAGAAGAAAGTTTGGTGTAATGTTTGATGACTTGCTGAAGACTCAGTTACTTCTGAAAAACATTATCACCGAAGAAGATTGGACAGATATTAAAGACGATCTTCTATACAAGTTTGCACAAGATGCTTACTATACTGAGTCTAAGAATCAAGAAATACTTAGAAGTAGAGTAGAAGTTCTAAACGGAATGGCAAGTTACATCGGCACGTTGTTCAGTAAGTCTTATGTTCAGCGAGAAGTGTTAATGCTTACTGACGAAGAAATTCAACAAATTGAAAATGATTTGAAACTTGAGCAGCCGTTTATAACACAAGATCAAAATTTCCAGATGATGACTCAGCAGCAACAGCCTGAGCAAGAAAGTGAAGTCCCACAAGATACAGGAGAACAATAATGGATCGTGAAGCAGCAATAAGAGACATGATGCAAAGTATGTCACACGGCAAAGCAAGTGAAGTTCAAGATAAATTTAATAGTCTTATGATGGATCGAGCTAATGCTGCGGTCTCTGACTACAAACAAGAACTTGCAAAAAGCGTATTTAAAAATCCAGATTTACAAGCGATGGGTTTAGCAGACGGCGAAGAACATGTTATGGAAGTTGACCCAGCCGCAGAACCTGAAACTATTGGAGACGAGAATGAAGACGTTTAGAAACTTCAGAGAAGGCGTTGAAGAAGACGAAGTAGAAGCCTACAGCGAAGATACCTGTAGCGAGTGTGGATGCGATCCTAAGAACCCTAAAGAAGATTGCGACTGCGATCACAAGTCTGTTGAAGAAGGTGCTTACGGAAAGAAAAAGAAAATGAAAGAAGAAGTCGAAGAGATTGAAGAAGTCTCTAAGAAGACTTTAGGTTCTTACATTAAGAAAGCAACCGGTGAAGTTCGTGGTAATTCAAGAGCAAGTAAAGACTTTGAACGAGACGCTAAGTCTGCTAAATCAGATAAAAATAAAAATATTAATAATCAACTAGCCATGAATTTTTCTAAAAGAGCAGCAAAAAGAAAATCTGGTATTGAAACAGCGGCAGACAAATTAGTAAACAAGAAAACCGACGATTAACGGAGAAGGTAAATGGCAGCAACAGTATCAATGTTAAAGCTAACCCAAGTACAAGGGGTAGCAAGGGCTAGCGGAGCCAATTCAGAGACTGCAACAATTGACTTGTCTGTAGACCTTAAGAAGGCAACTGAAACCGTAGGTACGCCCGTAGTTGACATTTCTAGAGTTCATTGGTACTGCGACAAAAATGCGTCGGTGACCATTACTAGAAACGGCGTAACTATACTCCACCTTCATGATGTTGGTTATACCGACTGGTATGGCTTCTCAGAAAATACCGAGAATGAATCAGATATCGAAGTTGCATTTGCTAACGGCGAAGGTGTTGTACTCTTAGAACTATCTAAGAACGCAGGCTACGGTTCACAACAGCATCAAGGTGCTGACGGAGACTTAGGATAATGAAACTAATAAAAGAAGTTACAGAAGAGATTAAATATATCTCTGAGCTTAACGAAGAGACTGGTAAGAAGTCACATTTCATTGAAGGAGTTTTCTTGCAGTCTAACCTCAAGAACCGTAATGGTAGAATGTATCCTAAAGAAGTGATGCAGAAAGAGGTTGCTCGTTATACAAAAGAATCTATCGATAAGAAGAGAGCATACGGTGAGTTAGGTCATCCAGATGGTCCTACAGTAAATCTTGACCGTGTATCTCATATGATTGTTGGTCTCAAAGAAGATAACGACAACTACATTGGTAGAGCAAAGATTCTAGATACACCTATGGGTCGTATTGTAAAAGAACTTATTGACGAGGGTGCCAGCTTAGGCGTTAGCTCTCGTGGATTGGGTTCACTCAAAGAAAGAAACGGTGTCAATGAAGTGCAAGAAGACTTCATGTTAGCTACTGCTGCTGATATTGTTGCCGATCCTTCAGCTCCTGATGCTTATGTTCAAGGTATCATGGAGAATAAAGAGTGGACATTTGTGAACGGTATTTGGCAAGAGAAAGAACTAGAAGAATCAAAAGCTAAAATTAGAGCTGCAAGTACTAAAGAACTTGAAGCTGTTAAGTTAGAAGTTTTTGAGAGCTTCTTAACCAAGTTATCGAAAATTTAATTTTTATAAATATATATCAGAACATAGTAATACAACCGAAATAGGAGAATAAACATGGGTGTAGAATCCAAAATCCGAGAGCTTATGGAGGGCGCTGCAAATCGTCCTAAAGATAAGCAACAAGGTGATGCTTCTAATCCTACTCAAGGTAGCTCAAACGCCAATCCTGAAATGCAAGACCTTAGCGGTACTGGCAATGCAGAAGGCGGCTTGACTTCACCTGTAGGTAAGGCAGCAGCAGGCAAAGAATCTAAAGACACTACACTACCTAAGGGTAACGGTGCTAAAGAAGCTCCTTCTAACTTCACTAATGACAAGCCAAGCGAAACTGACGTAATGAAGAAGGCATCTGCTGGTAATGTTGCTAAAGAAGAAGTTGAAGCTGACGAAGAAGTAATTGCAGAAGACGAAGTAGTAACTGATGAAGTTATTGCTGAGGACGAAGTAGTTGCAGAAGACGCAGAAGAGATTGCTGAAGAAGAAGTTTCTGTTGAAGAAGCTACTCTCTTTGAGGCAGACCTCAACGCTCTCTTTGCAGACGAAGATCATCTCACAGAAGAATTCAAAGTAAAAGCGGCTGAAATGTTTGAAGCTGTTGTTACTTCACGAGTTAGTGCTGAAATTGCACAAATTGAAGAAGAGCTTACTGAGGCAGCAAATGTTGAATTTGAAGCTCAGTTAGAGCAAATGACCGAAAACATTGATAAGTATCTCTCTTATGTTACTGAAACTTGGATGGCTGAGAACCAAATCGCTATCGAAAGTGGTATTCGTACAGAAGTAACTGAGTCATTTATCAAAGGTTTACAGCAAGTATTCTCAGAGCATTATATTGAAGTACCAGAAGAAAAGTATGATGTGATGACTGAGATGCAAACTCAGATTGATGAGCTTACTGCAAAGCTAGACGAGCAAGTTGAGTCTAACATTGCAATCAAAGAAGAAGCTATCACTTTGAAGAAGCAGGCAGTATTTGCTAAGATTTCAGAAGGCCTTGCGTCAACTGAAACAGAAAAATTTGCGGCATTGGTAGAAGACATTACCTATACTGGTATGGATTCATATGAGCAAAAACTTCAAGTCGTTAAAGAAAACTACTTCCCTGCTGAGAAGTCGTTGACTGAAGACAAACTTGAGGACACATTTGAAGCTACAAACGAAGTAACTAACACAGTTATGTCTAAGTATGCTCAAGCAATTTCAAAATCAACTAAGTTCTAAAATTAATTTTTTTATAAATAGTACTGTTATTATAAAAACAAAACTGAAACAACAAGGAGACTTAAATGTATCTTTCAGAGCAAATTGAGAGCAAGTGGGCACCAGTCCTCGAACATGCTGATCTGACCCCTATCTCAGATCCGTACAAGAAGGCTGTAACTGCTGTAGTTCTCGAAAACCAAGAACGTGCCTTACGTGAAGAGCAAGGCATCATGGAAGCAACTCACGCTAACCAAACTGGTGGCGGTGTTGATAACTACGATCCAATCCTTATCAGCCTAGTTAGACGAGCATTGCCTAACTTGATGGCTTATGACGTTGCTGGTGTTCAGCCAATGACTGGTCCTACTGGTTTGATCTTCGCTATGAAGTCACACTATACTAGCCAGACTGGTACTGAAGCCCTCTTTAACGAAGCAGACACAGATTTCTCTGGTGCAGGCACTCACGCAGGCGCTAACCCTGTTGACGGTTCTTACACTACAGGTAACGGTGTATCAACTGCAACTGCTGAAGGCTTCGGCGACTCAACTACTTTGAACGAGATGGCTTTCTCAATCGAGAAGACTACTGTTACAGCTAAGTCTCGTGCATTGAAAGCTGAGTACACTGTAGAACTTGCACAAGACCTCAAAGCAATTCATGGTCTTGACGCTGAGTCAGAACTTTCTAACATTCTTTCACAAGAAATTCTTGCTGAAATCAACCGTGAAGTTATTCGTACTATCTACACGGTAGCTAAAGACGGCGCTGCTTCTACAGCAACTCCTGGTACTTTCGACCTTGACGTTGACTCAAACGGTCGTTGGTCAGTTGAGCGTTTCAAGGGTCTTCTCTTCAACATCGAGAGAGACGCTAACGTGATTGCACAAGATACTCGTAGAGGCAAAGGTAACTTCATCATCTGTTCAGCAGACGTTGCAAGTGCTCTAGCAATGAGTGGTGTTCTTGATTACACACCTGCTCTTTCTACTAACCTCAATGTTGACGATACTGGTAACACTTTCGCTGGTGTTCTTAACGGTCGTTACAAAGTGTACATCG